CTGGCTGGCTGAGATGAAGAAGGTAGCTATTGATACTAACGCTAAGTATGCAGAGAAGTTTGGCATCGAACAGTCAGCCGCTATCACCTGTGTTAAACCATCTGGTACAGTGTCACAGCTAGTTGACAGTGCCTCTGGTATCCACGCACGTCACAGTGAGTACTATGTACGTACAGTACGTGGTGATAACAAAGACCCACTAACACAGTTTATGAAGGATGCTGGTATCCCTGCTGAACCATGTGTAATGAAGCCTGATGCTACTACAGTATTCAGCTTCCCTATGCGTTCACCGATGGGTGCTATCACTCGTAACGATATGACTGCACTAGAACAGCTTGAACTGTGGAAGACCTACGCACTAGCGTGGTGTGAACACAAGCCATCTGTGACTATTACAGTACGTGATGCTGAGTGGATGGAAGTGGGAGCGTGGGTGTACGAGAACTTTGACATCTGCTCTGGTATCTCATTCCTACCTCACAGTGACCACACATATGCACAAGCACCATACCAAGACATAGATAAGGAACAGTATGAAACGCTTAAAAAACAGATGCCTAGTCAGATTGATTGGACGGCTCTTGCTCTATATGAGAAAGAAGACAGCACCTCAGGGTCACAAACTCTAGCCTGTACAGCAGGTGCATGTGAGATTGTAGATATCTAAAGTTACATCATTAGCGAAAGTTTGTTTTATTATGAGAGTATTAGGTAACAATTTTAACATAACAGATGGACTAATAAACCATCTCCTTGCAATCTATCCCAACAAACTACCGCTTGAACAGATTACTCCTGAGGATTTAGCTTTCCTCAGGGGTCAACAATCTGTCATAAGTAAGCTGATAGAACTGCAAGACCAAGACTTAGAGGATTAATGATATGGGTGGACTAATGGGTGGTCGCGCACCAGCACCACTACCAACACCTGCACGTCCTGTAACTGCTGTAAGCAAGACACCAGAATTAGAGCTTGACGATACAGATGTACAGACAGCACAGGCTACAAAGAAGAAGGGCAAGAAAGCCCTAAGAACAGATATGATGACACAACCTACTGGACAGACCCCGACACAAACGGCTGGTCTACAGATTAAGAAGGGTTCTTAACATGGGTGGTCTTACTAGAAAGAAATCCCCACCACCTGCACCAGTTTCTGCTGCTGCTCCAGCTACGGCTGCTTCAAAGCAGGTAGATGACGAAGCTCCAACAACAATGGAAACAGCAGGTGAGGGTCTACAAAAGCGTAGAGGTAAACGTAAACTACGTACACCTGTTACCCAAACGGCTGGTACTAATGTAGGTGGTGAGGGTACATCAGGACTACAGATTCCGAAGGGATAAGTAAATGGAACAAGACGTAGGCACATTAGCCAAACGCTACAGCCAGCTAGAGGCTGAACGAGATACGTTCCTTGAGAGAGGACGTGAGGCAGCGAGGCTAACTATCCCTACTCTTTTGCCAGATGAAGGACACAGTAGTACCACTAGGTACGCTACACCATATCAAGGCATTGGAGCGAGGGGCGTAAACAACCTAGCATCTAAACTCCTTCTTGCTCTGCTGCCCCCTAACAGCCCCTTCTTCAGACTAACTATTGATGACTTTGACTTGCAAGCTATTGCAGGTGACAATCGTGGTCAGGTAGAAGAAGGTTTAGCACGTATTGAACGTGCAGCAATGCAAGAGATAGAAAGTAAATCAATACGTGTACCAGTATTTGAGGCACTAAAGCTGCTTATCGTAACAGGTAATGCGCTAGTATACATGCCTAAAGAAGGTGGCATGAAGATTTACAGACCTGACCGTTACTGCGTAAAGCGTGACGCAATGGGTAACTTACTAGAGATTGTAACAAAAGAGAGCATATCACCACTGATGTTGCCTGATGAAGTTAAGGCAATGATACCCCCAAGTGATACACCAGTTAAGAACTACGACTTGTATACCTGCCTAAAGACTACTGATAAAGGCTTCCATACCTACCAAGAGGTAGCTGGTATCGAAGTTCCTAACTCAAGTGGTACATTCAAAAAGGATACTAACCCATTCATTCCATTACGTTTTATTCGTATTGATGGTGAAGATTATGGGCGTGGTTTTATTGAAGAATACATGGGTGACTTACGCAGCTTGGAAGCATTGACCCAAGCTATCGTACAGGGTAGTGCAGCATCAGCTAAAGTACTATTCATGGTACGTCCTAACGGTACTACTAAATCTAAAGACTTGTCTAAAGCTCCTAACGGTGCATTTGTAAATGGTGATTCTAACGATGTGTCTACCCTACAGGTACAAAAGTCTGGTGATTTCAGAGTAGCACTAGAAACTATGCGTATGATTAACGACAGGCTGGCTGCTGCCTTCCTGTTAAACTCCTCAGTACAACGTGCAGCAGAACGTGTAACAGCCGAAGAAGTACGCTTCATGGCACAGGAACTAGAGACAGCCTTAGGTGGTGTGTACTCTATCCTATCACAGGAGTTTCAGTTACCTCTAATTAACCTACTACTAGATACACTAGTAAAAGAAGGCAAGATGCCTAAGATGCCTAAGGACAGCGTAAAGCCTACGGTTGTCACAGGTATTGAAGCTCTTGGTAGAGGACAAGACCTAAACAAACTTGCTACATTCTTGCAGTACCTACAGCCTCTAGGGGCAGAAGTAATTGCAAGTGAGATGAACCTTAATGATTACATAGATAGACTAGCAGCCTCTCTAGGTATTGATACATCTGGTCTGATTAAATCAGCAGAACAGAAGGCTCAAGAGCAAGCAATGCAACAACAAATGATGCAACAACAACAAATGGAACAAGCGGCTATGGGTGCAGCCCAAGCAGCAGCACCACAGATAGCTAAAGGCGCAATGGAAGCGGAGTAATGAATGGCAGAGGCTATTAACACTTATCAAGAACCTGAACCTGAGAACCAAGAGCATGTCAAAGAGATGCTTGAGAAGGTTGAGGGTAATCAACAAGACGCTGAACGTCCTGATTGGTTACCAGAGAAGTTCAAGTCTGCTGAAGATATGGCTAAAGCATACTCAGCATTAGAGAGTAAGCTAGGTCAAGGTAATCAGGAGCAAGAACAAGAAGAGGTAGAAGCTACAGGAGAAGAAACTCCTTCCGATGTAGCTGAACTCTTGGATGACAATGGCTTAGACTTTGACGTATTCCAACAAGAGTACAACGAAACTGGTGGACTGTCTGACGATGCGTATGCTGCATTGGATGAAGCAGGTTTCCCTCGTTCTGTTGTGGATACGTGGATACAAGGTCAGAACGCCCTAGCATCCCAAGTGACGGGTGAGATGTATGACATCGTAGGCGGTCAAGAAGATTACAACAACATGGTTTCGTGGGCAGCAGATACACTACCTGATAGTGAAATTGATGCCTTCAATGCAACAATGGAAACGCAAGACCCTAATATGATTAGACTTGCGATACAAGGTCTTAACGCACGTTATCGTTCAGAGGCAGAACCAACTTTACTACAAGGTGGTAGTGGTGCTGTATCCTCTGGTGGGCGTTTTGAAAGTAATGCGGAACTCACTGCTGCTATGAGTGACCCTAGATACAGTAAAGACCCTGCCTACAGGCAACAGGTAGCTGATAAGTTAGCTAAGTCTAGCCTGTTCTAATTGTTGTTGGGAGCAGGGGGTTCGTCCCCCTCTCCTTATAAGTACATCTACGTGGTGTATTTATAAGGGGCTATCCCCTATCTCAAAGTTACTAGGTACGACTAACCCTGACCCCTTGCGAGGGACAATCTGCTGGAGAAAGTTCAGTAAATTTGAGGCACTAACTTTAACTTTAATTTATGAGGTAATAAAATGGCACAAGCTGCTTCTAACCCTGCTTACAGTGTAAGCTTTCAGGGTCAAAATAACCTCTCAGGTGACGTTCGTGACCTCTTCCTCAAGCTTTATGCTGGAGAAGTCCTGACCGCCTTTGAGGAAAAGAAAGTAATCATGGATAAGGTGCGTACTCGCACTATCTCCAAAGGTAAATCTGCATCGTTCCCAATGACAGGTCGTGCAACTGCTGAATACCTAACCCCTGGAAATGAAATTACTGGTGGTTCTATTCGCGCAGGTGAACGTATCGTAACCATTGACGATTTGCTGATTAGCTCACAGTTCATTGCGAACATTGACGAAGCTATTAACCACTACGATGTACGTAGCATCTACTCTAAAGAAGCTGGCATCGCATTGGCTAACGAAGCCGACAAGAACGTAGCACGTATGCTTGTTAAGGCTGCTCTGTCAACCAACGCAACTGCTGCTGCTGGCCTTGTTCAGGACTACAAAGCGTTTACTGAAGAAGACTTCACAAACAACGTGACAATCGGTACTGCATCTGCTGATGCAACAGACCCTGCAAAGATTGCCAAAGCTATCTTTGACGCACGTAAAGAGATGGAAGTAAAGAACGTACCAACTGAAGGTGCGACTGTTGTTCTTGCTCCTGACCAGTACTACGCACTGATGGATGTAACTGATGGCAACAAGCTTGTCTACATGAACCGTGACTTCGGTGGTAACGGCTCAGTAGCTGACGCAACTGTAGCGTCTATCGCTGGTATGCCTATCATTATGTCAAACCACGCTAACGTATCTAACCTGTATGTGAACTTCACCACAGGCGATGCTGACGAAGGTAAGACATCAGACAACGCTCCACTAGCAAACACTGCTGGTTCAGGCCGTACAACACACTATGACTTGCCTACTGCTGCTGTAGATGGGCGTGACATGGTTGCAGAAGCTTCTAAGTTCAAGGGCTTTGTGTTCACTCCTGACGCTGTTGCTACTGTCAAGCTTCTTGACTTGGGCATGGAATCTGAGTACCAGATTAATCGTCAAGGCACACTAATGGTTGCTAAGTACGCAATGGGACATAACGTTCTGCGTCCAGCATCATGCATTGGTTTGTCTGAAGCCTAATTAACAGAGGGGAGAGGTTTCTAGAGCCTCTCTCCTTTTTTGTTTGGAGATAGATATGCCACAAGTAGGTAAGAAACATTACAAATATACTAAGCAGGGCATGGCTGCTGCTAAAAAAGAAGCTGAGAAGACAGGTAAGCCTGTAACTAACAAATATAAGAAGAAGTGATATGGGTATAGAACGTGGTGGAGAGACCTTTAAAGGTATGCGAATACCTAAGAGAACACCCAAGCATCCTAAGAAATCTCATGCTGTTCTTGTAGGTACTAAAGACAACCCAAGACTAATTAGGTTTGGTGAACAGGGTGCTAAGACTAACCAAAACGCTAAACAACGTAAATCATTCAAGGCTAGACATCGTAAGAATATAGCAAAGGGTGAGAGCAGTGCAGCATATTGGGCTAACAAGGTAAAGTGGTGATAACATGGCAACAACAACCCAACTAGACGCAGTAAATACTATGCTCTCTGCGATAGGTGAAGCACCTGTCAACAGCCTTTCCTCTGGTTTGGTTGAGGCCGAAATAGCAGAGACTATACTTAACACTGTAGACAGAGAAGTGCAGTCAATGGGCTGGCACTTTAACACAGAATTAAACAAATCATACGCACAAAACCCTAGCGGTGAGATACTACTAGGTACGGATATCCTACGTGCAGACGCTACACTAGAGGCTAACAGCCCTGACCTAGTACAACGTGGTACAAAGATGTATGACAGAAAGAACCACACGTTTAACATAGGTGCAAACACCAAGTTAGATGTAGTAGTTCAGCTAGACTTTGATGACTTGCCTGAGGTATGTAAGAGATACATTACACTTAGAGCAACCAGAATATTCCAAGACCGTATTGTAGGGTCTAACACTCTTCACGATTTCCAGATTAGAGATGAAGAACGTGCGCTGTTTGAACTTAAAGAGTTTGACAAAGCAGCAGATGACCATAACATATTTGATAACTATGACACATTCAGTATTATTGATAGGCAGGGTAGGAGAACTTTCTAATGGCACTCATCAGTCAATCTATCCCCAACCTAGTCAATGGGGTATCTCAACAGCCACCTTCTCTGCGCCTAAATACACAGGCAGAGTTACAAGAGAACGGTCTGTCTAGTGTGGTAACAGGTTTGTCAAAGCGTCCTAGCACTCAGCACGTGGCTGACTTAGGCGTTATCTCAAACCTAGATAAGGCTTTTATACACACTATTCGTAGAGATGAGAACGAGTTTTATTCTCTAGTGATTGACACTGCTGGTACTATTCGTGTGTTTGATAAGGATGGTACGTCACGTACTATTACTAACAACGCATCTTCATACCTATCAGGATTGACTGACCCTAGTAAAGAACTTGCTGCTGTCTCTATTGCAGATAACACATTCATTGTAAACAAAAACATAACTGTTGCAAAAGGTACTTCTACATCACCTGCTCGTAATCCAGAAGCATTGGTGTTTGTTAAACAAGCTGACTACTCTTCTACCTATCGTTTAACAATTACAAAAGGTTCTAGTACAAGTACTGTAGAATTTGCAACTAAATCTAGTACACAGTCTAGCACAAGTTTGACACAGAACGCAGAGCGTGGAGCATCAACAGATATTATTGCAGAAAACCTAAATACGTTTTCAGGTACAGGTGTTGACTCTACGTACTATGATAATATTACAAATGCTTCTGCTGTAACTGGTATTACAATTACACGTTATGGTTCAGTGCTACACATTCAGTCCACAGATACCACAAACTTCCAAGTAGTTGTAGGTGATTCGCACGGTGGTGACCATCTTCTCGTATTTAAAGACACGACACCAGACTTCAAAAAGTTACCAGTAGAAGCTCCTAACGACTTTGTTATTGAGGTAGCTGGTGATAACCAGAAGGCACAAGATGACTACTATGTTAAGTTTGACAACGGTGTATGGAAAGAAACAGTAGAGCCTAATGTTATCATTGACCTAGACGCTAGCACTATGCCACATAAACTGGTAAAGGATACTAGTGCTAACTTCACGTTTGACGTACAGTCTTATGCTGATAGGAAGATTGGTAACGATGATACTAACCCCTTCCCTTCCTTTGTAGGTTTTAAACTAGCTGATATCTTCTTTCATCGTAACAGGCTAGGACTACTAGCTGATGAGAATGTTATCTTCTCTCGCGCAGGTGAGTTTGTAGACTTTGACTTCTTCCGTAAGTCAGCACTAACTATTGTAGACAGTGACCCTATTGACGTAGCAGTGTCCTCTAACAAGGTTAGTATTCTTAAACATGCTGTACCATTTAACGAGAGCCTACTACTCTTCTCAGACCTCACACAGTTCAAGGTAACAGGTGACCCTGTACTAACCCCTGAGACTGTCAACGTGGCTAATACCACAGAGTTTGAGGCATCCCTACGTGCCAAGCCAGCACAGTCTGGTAAGTACGTATACTTCGCCTCTAAGCGTGGCGCATGGTCTGGTATGTGGGAGTACTTTGTAGATAGTGATACAGATACTAACGATGCTAGTGAGATTACCTCACACGTGCCTGAGTATATTGATGGCGAGGTAACAAACATTCAAGCATCGTCTAACGAAGACATGATTATACTACAGTCTAGTAATGATGCACAAGCCTTCTATGTGTACAGGTACTACTGGCAAGGAAGAGAGAAGCTACAGGCTTCATGGTCACGTTGGGTATTTGATGGAGATGTTATAGGTGTATCATTCAACCTAGCTGACATCTACATTCTTATCAAGCGTGGGACTAACCTGTTCCTAGAGCGTATCAACCTGTCTGTGGATGAGGCTACTGAGTATACTGATGGTGCTTTCTCTATACACCTAGACAGACGTGTAACATTGGAAACATCAGGCCTGACAACTGTACCCTATACTGATAGTAATACTACTTACATAGCACAGGATGGTGGTATAATAGCACTATCAGCAGTTGCAGGTAAACTGTCTGCTGGTGAAAAAGTGTACGCTGGTATACCTTTTACATTTAAGTACCAGTTCTCTGAGCCTGTTCCTAAGATTAACAACAACCCTGTTACTACAGCAGACTTGCGTATTCGTAACTGGTCTGTGGTGTATAGCAAGACAGGTTTCTTTACTGTTAATACTACACCTGCTAGACGTACTACTTACACACGTACCTTCACAGGACGTATCGTAGGTGGTGCTGCTAACATTCTAAACAAGGCTGCTATTGATAGTGGTACGTATGAGTTTGGTGTGGTAGGTAATGCAGACACTGAGATTGTAATAGAAAGTGATAGCCACTTACCCTGCCAGTTCCAAAGTGCAGAGTGGGAAGGCTTCTACGTACTACGTTCAAGGAGAATGTAATGAAAGGTCATGTGAGGAAAAGTGTCCAAGCTGACGTAGATTGGTTAAAGGATAACCTAAGACCAGAGGACGCAGAAGAGGTGACAGCCTCACATGGTAGCCCTGAAGAAGCATTACAGTTAGGCTTTGACGAATCGGACGAATGTTGGACAATCATAGTAGATGATACCAACGAGATTGCAGGTATGTATGGTGTGGGTGGTGAAGGAGTTGTATGGCTTCTTACTGCCCCACCTGTTACAAAGATATGGTTACCCTTCCTACGTGGTTCACGTAAGTGGGTAAGAGAGATAAACAAGAAGTACCCCCTACTAACTAACGCTGTTGATGCAGACTATCAGGTAGCTATAGATTGGCTACGCTTTGTCGGTTTCACATTTATCAAACGACACGAAACATGGGGTGTAGGAAACAAACCCTTTTTAGAATTTGTGAGGATAGACAATGGCTATTGACCCAATGACCGCACTTAGTATCGGTCAATCTGTAGTAGGTTTTTTTGAAGCAAAGCGTGAAGCTGACCAACAACAAGCTTATTACAATGCTAATAGACAAAGAGCAGCACAAGCACGTGACTTAAAAATTCAAAGCCTTAATCAGAGGTTAATTCAAGAGAATGAAGCTATAGCATCTCAAAAGATGCAGCTTGAGATAGAGCAGTTGAAGAAACAAGGTGCGCTTACTGTAGCTGCTGGTGAGGCTGGTGTATCTGGTTCTTCTGTTGATGCTTTATATAATGATTTTACAGCACAAGCCTTAAGGGGTAAGACAGTACTATCTCAACAGGCAGATGCTATAGAAAAACAAATTACATTAGAAAAACGAGGGGCAGACGCTGAAGCTCAAAGTAGAATAAACTCTGTCCGTCAGGGACAACAACCTAGTTTCTTAGCACATGCTGTAGGCGGTGCTGCTAAAGCAACAGGTACTTATTATTCTGGTCTGAGCGAAACAGAACAAGATGCTTTCTTAAAAAGATTTAGTATAGGTTAGGATTTAACATGGCACGACAAAGGGTACAAGTACAAGGCATCCAAGCTCCTACTGAAGTTAGACCTACAGCTAGGACAGTAGAAACGTATGTTAAACCTGTAGCACCACAGTTTAAACCTTCTCCATTAGCACAGTTTGTAGAAGGTATTAGCCCTGCTATAGAGACTATTTCTCAAATTGAAAAAGAAAAACAAGTAAAACGTCAGATAGAAATAGAACAAGGCGAGAAAAAGAGGAAAGCAGCAGAGGCAAAACTAGTGCTAAAAAGAGCCACACGTGCTGCAAAGGCCGCAGGTAATGAAGCTTTAGGACTAGACCCTGATAAATATTATGGGGAAGGTGGAGAAGAAGCTCTTACTGAGGTTAGAAGTGCAGCCGTTGCTGATATCTTTGCTGAAGTAGAAGATGAAGAAATCTTAGAGGCTGTTAAGTCTGACTTTAAACTTGCTAACATAACTTGGTTTGAACAAAACTTTGACCCTGAAAAGAATAAACACCTAAGGGGTAAAACATTAGGAAATGTTTTTAACGAAGTCATAGCTATTGAAGAAGACGATACTATGACACTGGCTGAGAAAGAACAAGCTATAGAAAGTTTGTTTCAAGAAACTGTCGATACGTATGAGAACATTAACTTTAATCATGTTAATCAGTTTGCAGTAGGTACTCTTCAAAGACGTACATCAAAATTTGGTAAAGGTGC